TCGCTCCCACGAAAAGTGATTTAAGGAAGTAAAAAAAATGGATAAAGAGATCAGCAAGAAAATTTACGGCAGTGCGGACTACCGCAGCCTGACAGACGCGCAGCGCAGGGTGTTCCGGGCGGTCGTGTCGGAACTTGATTCGCGCCAGCTGCTGCGCGCAACGGATGCGTCGGTGGTTGCATCTTATTCCAGGAACGTGACGCTCGCAAGGGCGGCGTCCACCGAGATCGAGAAGCACGGCGTCACCCTCGAGCAGGACGACAAGTATCACGGCATGATCATCAAGGAGAATCCCGCGGTCAGCATCCTGCTCCGTGCGCAGAAATCAATGGAGGACACTGCCATCCGGCTGGGCCTCACGCCCACCGGCAGAAAGAAACTGAAGGACATCGAGGCTGCACCGCAGACCGATTCCGAAAAATGGGACGAGATAGATGACTAACCTGGAAAGAGTCGAGAACTGGTGCCAAGGTGTGCAAGATGGCTGCATACCTTCCTGCCTCATGGTCCGCAAGGCCGTGGAGCGCTGGCACGCGGACCTGCAGCGGGAAGACCTGTATTTCGACGAGAAGGCTTTCAACAGGATAGTCCGCTTCTCGCGGGAATTCAAGCACTATAAGGGCGAGAAGGCCGGTCAGCGCTTCGAGCCCGAAGACTGGCAGCTTTTCATCTTCGCCAATATCATAGGGCTCAAGCGCAAGGACAGCGGCAAGCGTAAATACACCTACGCGGACATATACGTGCCCAGGAAGAACGGCAAGACCTACCTCGCCGCCATACTGTCCGCCTATTTCCTGCTGAAGGACGGAGAGGCCGGTCCGGAAGTCTACACCGCAGCCGTCGACCAGGCACAGGCGCGCCTCTGCTATGACGCATCCGCGGAGATCATCAAGAATTCAATCTTTGCCACCGACACCAAGCCCTACCAGTGGGGCATGAAGTCGCTGAAGAACGCGGGAGTGTTCAAGCCTCTCTCCAAGGACACGAAGAACAAAGACGGTCTGAACATATCAGCCGCCATCTGCGACGAGCGGCACGCATGGCCCACGACGGAGATCTACGACGTGATAAAGACCGGCATGGGAGCCCGCAGCCAGCCGATGCTTCTCTCCATATCCACCGCGGGCAACGACACGTCGAATCCCTACTACCGCGACATCGAGACATACAAGGAGATCCTTCTGGGGGTAAAGGAGAAGGATAACCACTTCCTGCTGCTCTTCTGTCCCGACGAAGGCGACGCCTGGGACGATCCCGAGACCTGGAAGAAGGTGAATCCCAACCTCGGCGTATCATTGAGCCTCGACTACATGAGGAACGAGTGCAACGAGGCGAAGCTGCGCGGCGGCACATACCAGCAGGCCTTCTGCGTCAAGAACCTCAATATGTGGGTGGATGCTCCGGACGTATGGATACCGGACGAGGACATAGAGGCGAACAACGCGGCTTTCGACGAGTCGCAGCTCGCCACCCTGGACTGCTATGTCGGCATCGACTTCGCGCGCAAGACCGACATTGTGGCGGTCGCCTTCTGGTTTCCCGAGGTGAAGGTCGCCAAGTATCTTTTCATCGTGCCGGAAGCGAAGGTGAGGGAGAGCGGCGACCGCGTGGATTACCGCCTGTGGAGTCAGCAGGGCTGGCTCGTCACCTGCCCGGGCTCCGTGATAGACGAGGACTGGTTCATGCTGACGCTGCTCGGGTGGTTGGGCCGCTACAACGTGCAGAGGATAGCTTACGACCCCTGGGGAATGTGGAATATGCTGCCGAAGTTCGGGCCTTTCCAGGACCGGCTTGAGCCGTACAGGCAGGACATCCGCTACATGTCCGTACCTACGAAGGAACTCGAGGCGATGGTGCGCAGGCATGAGCTCAACTTCCTCGGCAACCCCATCATCCGCTGGATGTTCGGCAACGTGGTGGTGTATATCGACCCGAATGCGAACATCAAGCTGGACAAGGCTCGTTCCAGGGACAAGATAGACGGCGTGGTGGCGCTCGTCGACGCAGTGGGCAGCTGGCTCAATGCCACGGCCCGGCAGACGGAAGGGAATAAGGAGATTTACAGGGACCATTCACTTCGAGTACTTTCAGGAATATGAGCGAGAAACAGATAAGCGAACTGGTGTACCGGCTTGTGACGAGGGACGGCTTCGTCGACACCTTCTGGCATGAGCTCGCGGAGGCGCGAAGGGCAGACCCCGCCGCCTCCCGCAGACAGGTGTTCGAAAGGCTCAATGACCTTTACGAACAGGAATTCGGGCGCCCGCAGTTCCCTTCCTACGAAGCATTCAGAAAAGTTTTGAACAGACGCTGAACTTTGGGACAAATGTCCCGGCCATGCCTGTAAACGTGTGCTATTTTCGCCCGCAAATAGCAGGCTATGGCACGAACTTCACTTTGGCGTCGAATCACCGGCCGCTCTTCCCGCAATGGCGCGGAGGAGCGTGGTATTGTCGTTGCGCCCACTGACGAGAACCTCGCAGCCATGTCCAGGCTGTCTTGCCTGTCAGGCGTCGACTTCGGGGTATCCGTCAACAATACCACCGCCCTCAAGAATACAGCCCTGTACGCCGGCATCCGGATCATCTCGGAAAACATCGCATCCCTTCCGAAGGTGATACGCAAGCCCTCCAACAAGGGGATGGTGCCGGCGACGAATCATCCGGCCTACAGACTTCTCAACGTCCGGCCTAACGGCTACACGAACACCTTCTCCTTCTGGAGCTGCATAGTCACCTGGATAAAGGGATGGGGAAATGCGTATGCCTTCATCGAGAGGGACCGCACCGGCAAGCCCGTCGCCCTTCACCAGCTGCACCCATCGTGGGTGACCGTTTCGGTGGTGAACGGGCACAAGTGGTACACCGTCCGCGTGGACGACACCGATTTCGACTTCCTGGACGGTATCTATAAGGACGAGGACATTCTCCACTTCATGGAACTCTCCCTTGACGGCATCAAGGGAGTCAACCCCATCATCTACAACGCATCCGCGCTGGGCAAGTCTCTTGCGATGGAGAAGTTCGCGGCGGAGTTCTACAGGAAGGGCGGCAACATCAAGGCCGTCATGGAGACCGAAGGGCACATGACTGATGACGAATATCTGAAGTTCGTCCAGCACATGAAGATATCATCAGGCAACTATGACACACCCCTCCTGGAATACGGCATTAAGTACAAGCAGCTCTCCGTGGATCCAGTGGCAGCGCAGCTGGTCCAGTCCGAAATACTCTCCATACAGGACGTATGTCGTATCCTCAACATCCCGCCCCACATGGTGGCGGAGCTCTCCCACGCGACCTTCAGCAACATAGAGCATCAGACGATCCAGTTCGTGCAGTATTCCCTGCGTCCGGTCATAAAGCGCATCGAAGTGGAGGTTGAGAGCAAGTTGTTCCGCGACTCGGAGATGGGTAAGTACGACGTGAAATTCGTCTTGGACGGCCTGCTCCGCGGTGATACCTCCGCCCGCGCCGCTTTCTATCATTCCGCAATAACAGACGGCTATCTCTCACGTAACGAGGTCCGCGAGATCGAAGGGCTCGAAAGAGTCGACGGTCTTGACGACTACCTCTACCCTCTCAACCAGGGCGTGGTGGGAGCCGATAACAACGATCAGATATGAACAAGATCACATTCCGAAAAATAGACTCTCCGGTGATCCGCCTGGAAGAAGAGGGGCGCAGGCTCACCTTCGTGGCGTCCGACGGTACAAGGGACTCCGAAGGTACCGTGCTGAACATCGACGGCTGGAATCTGGAACGCTTCAACAAGAACGGCATCATCGGCTACCAGCACAAGGTGTACGGCAGCTGGAGCGACACCGACAACCCCGACAACGTCATCGGCAAGGGCCGCGCATACATCGACGGCGACAAGCTGATGGTGGATGTGGACTTCGAACCCGCGGAGATCAATCCGCTTGCCGAGAAGGTCTACCAGAAGCTGCTCTTCGGCTCCCTGAAGGGCGTGTCGGTGGGATTCATTCCCATAGGCAAGGGACATTGGGGCGAAGGTGTGGAAGCCCTCACCGGCGAAAATCCCACCTACTACTACGCGGGCCAGGAGCTGCTGGAAGTGAGTGTCGTGAACATCCCCGCGAACCCCAACGCGCTCAAGAAATCATTCATCCAGGAAGCCATCGACGAAGAGCTGGCCGCCCTCCGCGAGGAAGAGCAGCCCGAGGACCGCTCGCAGGAAAACGAAAATCGTTTGAAAGTAATAAAGGCAGCGGCACAAGCTGCATTAAGTATTAACAAATAAAATCCAACAACTATGCGTAAAATTGCAGAAATTCGCAAAGACATCGCCGAGGCCGTAGAGAGCCTCAAGAGCATTGATGTCAAAGACCAGGCTGCTGTTGACGCTGCCGAGGTTAGGGTGAATGATCTTACCCGTGAACTGGGCCTTGCAGAGACCGCAGAG